CATAGGATATTATCCGCACTGTCGCATGCCGAAGCAGTACAAAGGCAAGGAGAAAGAGAAGAACCCCGAGAACGATCTTGGTGGACTACCACGTTGTGGAGACACCAAGCGTCCGGCAGGTTCGATTTCGTCCGCCCAATCCAACTCGACGGATGGGAGCGCTGCGACGTCCGCACCCCAGCTTCACAGAGGCTCAGTGCGCGACGGAAAGGTTGTCTGGCAACCCAAAAGAAACCAGGGGCCACCGCCAAGGGCGGCTGGCGTGGACGCAAAGCTTAGCGCTGCTTTCCACGATCTTCAGGCACAAGAAAAAGGCGCAAGAGACGCACTTGTGGAGATCCGTGAAGAAAAAGACGATGCCGTGAAGGCCAACGTCTCCCTAACCCGTGCATTGCAAGAGAGCACGTTGAAGGTTGGGGAATTTGAAACGAGCATGAAAGCCGAGCACACTAGATGGGCCAACGACTTCGAAGCTACGTGGGACGAAGATGCGCCAAGGTCATACTTGTACCTTTGGACGCTAGTTCCAGCCCTGCTCTTTTGGGCGCTCATTCTCTGGGTCAATTTTGAAGATTGCCTAGCTGATCTCGAATGGGTTGTGAATCATGATGATGCACGCATACAATTTGTGTTGCTCTGCCAAATTGCCTATTGTTGGGCCATGTGGTGGATCACAAACAAGTATCTCACGTCATGCGGTAGACGGAATCTCTTCTCCCCCCGCATAAGGCACAACTATGCCATGGTGAATCTGACGAATTATCACCACCCCGACTTGAGAGCGGACTCAATGTCGATGACGGATCTTAAGCACGCCAATGCAATTTACGGGCTTGTTGAGTACACCATTAGGCTTAATGGTATGCTAATCAACAAGGATGCGTGGGGTAAACTCACCCATCGGCCCGGCCAGATGCTCCTTTCGATGGAGCTGCTGGCCCAGTTGCTAAGCCCAACCTGCATGCAGTCGACCGATGAGTTGACAACGCAAAAGCGGTTGGAATCATTCGCAAAATCCCATCATGCGGTCAACATTGATAAGTATTTAAGTTGGAAAAGACATGATGTGGTCGGGAACACCACCACGGTCGCGCTCGGCGTCTGGAAAGATCGCCTTGAACACCGAGTGGGGTATTTCCCGTCCACCCTAGCCGGATAGGTGGCCAGAGGTGGTTCCTTGGAGGGTACAGGTATGGGGAGGTTAAGCAAGATCCACTTAAGGAGATTAAGGAGGATGCCTACATATCTGAGTCCCGGTCGGTCACGCTGAACATGCGGCCAACTGTTGGAGTGAGTTTGGGATGCCATGTCGCAGGTTTTGCCTGCCCAAAGGCTGACCCCCTCGATCCAAGGACCACTAAAGCTGGGGTGAGGAAGAGGTTTGCAATAAAACCGCCGAATGCCGATGACAGGACATTGAAGAAGTTCAATCGTTTTGTTCGGCGTTGGGTCCGGCGCAATTTGACACCAATTGCCGCTGATGCAGATGTGACGGTAGAGCATTGGCTCGCCCACACTGATTACCCTGACTGGCGCCGAAAAGAGCTACGCGTTCAGTGGGATGGCGTTGGAAGCATATGGGACCCCGATAAGGCCCATCGCTACTTCCGATGCAGTTCTTTCATGAAAGATGAG